TATTAAATGCAATCGATGAAGCATTACATTTAGTATTTGAAATTGCTGTATCAGTTATCGCCGCACTTGATTCCATAGTAACTGTTGTGCCACCATTATGTGCTTTGAAAATAATTTCTGCTTCGTTGTTTTCACCATCATGATCTCCCCAAATGCTACCTTTTACAAGGTTTGAACCGTAAACTGCGTATGCTGTTCTTGAGAATTGTCTAAGAACCACACCCTCTGTTACAAATTGTGCATTGATTGAATCATATTCTTGTAATGAAACTGTTGTTCCACTATTTGGTGTTGTTGTTTGTAAGTATAAGTCTCCACTTTGTAGTGCTGAATTGTCACTTCTAACTGAAGGGACGCCTAAATGACTTGCAAATTGAAAGTTTTTAGATCCTGCTGAGGTCCAACTACTTGAACCAACTAGATACCAAACATTTGAAAGTTTCTGATAAAAAGAAACTCTGTCTGCTTGTGTTCCGTCTGCATCGAGATATCTTACACATATTTCGTTGTTTACGCCGAAGGCCGCTTTTGGCACTCCGCCGGATTGTAAATCAGTAGCCGCTGTTACTTTAACATTACTAGACTCTGAAACCCAATTTGTTCCGTCATACTTTTTAAAGCCCCATACTGTAGAACCTGAGTCCAACCAGTATGTGCCGTTTGCTGGCTTAGAGTTTGGAGCAGTTGCACTACTCTCTACTTGTGCTAAGTCAACATTTGCTCTTAAGACGTATGCTCTATTGGCTACTCCTAAGAAACTGTATGCGGCCATCAAACCATATTCATTGGATTCGTCACCATGGACTGGTGAACCACCACTTGTTTTAAAGTTTGGGTTTCCGTAATTTTGTAATAATTCTCTTTGGCTAGTGATTTGATATAGTTTATCTGCTGTTGCTGATGTTGTGTAACTTGCTGTAGAACTTCCGTCTGGTCCTTTTTTGTCTGAAGCCGTTGCAATAACGATCAAAGGAACTGTTCCGGAACCTGCAGGCGAGTAAAAACTTTCGTCTGAAGTTGTAACACTTACACCAGGACTTACTAATGTCGCCATATTAAATCTCCTAATATTAGTTTAAATACGTTCGCGTATGCAACTTATTTATCATTTTAGGTGTATTTTACTGTATTACAGAAATTGATTGATATTATGTGATATTATGCAGTTTAAATAACTTTAAGTGCTGATTTGAATATATCTTGCTGAACTTTTAATACATCTGTGTATAGATCTTCTAATGAACTGTCGTTTTTAATGATGTAATCTACTGGATATCCTGCCCAATTCCACTCACTTTCGTGAACATCTCTATACTTAGTTTCCATTATTTTGCGTGAAATTGCGTTATTATGAGCCGTTTTTGCAGTATCATACCACTCAGGCATCTCCCCTCTTTGCACCCAAATAATTTTTCCACCCAAATTTTTGATTAAATCTAGTTCATTTCTGAATCTAGCATCGCTGATTACTACACATCTATTTGCTGATTTACTTCTTAATCTATACTCTAGGCTGTCAATCCATATATCTTGATGAAAATGATTACGCATTACATCAGTTCCCATTAATTGTAATGCTAGTCTAGGTGTAAAATTTGGTATGCCTGTCTTTTTACTCCAAAATATATCTGGAGTTTCTCTGAATTCTCTGCTTTCTAACGTTTCGCCTTCCAGCATCTCTCTTTGCCAACCAAATGTTGAAGCACATAGATCTTTAAGTGGGTTTGCAAAACTGTCATGAATACAGCCTGCCTCTACGAATTTTTTAGCAACTGTGTCTTTGCCAGAACCTATAAAGCCTACTATACCTATTAAATTCATTTATCCTATCACAAAACCTAGTGGTTGATTTCCTTCTTCATAATTATGTATTGCTTCTTGCAATTTATCAAGTTCGACCTGAGCCTCAGATTTAAGTGCGTCACCATTTAATTGGATTGCACCACCGGCTCCTGGAAGTCCACTGGTGTATTTACTTCTTGCTTCTCCTAACATCATTTTAGAAAGACTAAGAACATATTGTGATAGCCAGTTACTTGCATAAACATCAACTAATAGAATGCTTTCTGGAATATAATTGTAAACACCTACTGCAACTTCTTCTTCATGTCTAACATTTCTAAGAATTTTTAGTTTTTTAGTATTTCTGTTCCATAGGAAATTGTATTCGCTACCAAACACACGACCAATAGTTTCTTTGTATTGTGCAAATGCATCAAATACTGCAAGTCCACCTATTTGTCCTGCTTGTAGCATATACATATTGTTGAATGCAACATCAAATGGATCAAAGTTAGTTCCGCCACCACTGTTAGTTCCTATACCTCTACGATATAAACGTCTAACTTCCATTACCTCATCTGGTAATGTGTATTCGGTTTGGTTCTCAACTGTCTGAATAAAGATAATACTCTCTTCAACACTACCTGCACTTAACTGTCTGTATCTTGCAAGTGCTTTATCTATTGCTACATCATAGTGTTCTCTGTCTAATTCGACATCTACTATTCCATCAGCAAGACGTAATTGTGTCTCTGATATTAATTGCTCTCTATTTTTGTATCCTATTTGATCTTTTGGCATACTACTATTTATCAGTTTTAGTCATATTAAATTAGAATGCTTGTAGAATAATTGTGTTATCGTTCATACGTCCATTCATTTTAATACCTGTTGTAGTAAGATCATCGAATGCTTTTGCAAATTTAGTTTTTGCTTTACCTGTCCAGTTGTTTATTTGCTCTTTTGGTTTACGAAGTGTTTTTTGTAGGCTTGACTTTTCACAGAAGTCTTGTATTGTTGTGCCTTTAACCATTAATCCATCTCTACCCATACCACGTGGGTCTTTATTAATGGCGTGATACACTCCTATTTTTCTTGTTTTAGTATTATACACCCATAACTCGTTGGCATGTGCAACTTCTGTAGGATGGATACTTGCTATTCCTAAATCACTATCATTAATTTGATACTTCATTTTCTTCACGATAGACTCTTTAGACCGTGCCTTAGGCTTACGAGCACGTCGTGTAGTGGCTTTAGTTTGAATAATTGTATCACATGCTGTATTAATCTTTTCAAATAGTTCTACGAAGTCCTTACGCATTTTAGCATCAAAGTGACTGTATGCTTCTTTTATATCTGGATCGTTCCATTCTTTAACTTCTAATGCTTCTTGATATTGCAATTCAAAATCTTCTTTGATAATTTTAGCATGTGGGCCTTTGATCTCTGGTTGATACACTATCATTTCTTTATATGGATCAAAATCTTTAACAGCAAATTCTCCATCTAAAAGCATATCAATATAATATTCCCAATTGGCACAAAGATCGTTTACCTGCATCTTCATTCTTTCTTGAATACTAATTACAGGTTTGGCTTTTTTCTCTTCTGCTTTTGCTACTTTTTCAGCAAGTTCTTTTTTACCTCTTTTAATCCATTCTTCTTTTCTCTTTTCTATATGTTCTAACAATTTGCTAGGCATATATCCTAATTTAAAAGAAATCCAAAAGTGTGCTGATGAACTAAATGCCCAATCTGGGTTAGCAAGAATAATTTTGATTTCATCTTTATTCCATTCTGATTGTTCTTTGATCCACTTTTTAGCGGACTCAACTTTTTTCTTAGATGGTATTTCGGTTCTAGCAAAATAGTCGCATTTACTAAATGCTTCTTTTCGTTCGTCATCACCTTCTATGAGTTGCAAGGTCTTCCAATCAGGTTCCTTTGTGATGTATATTGATCGTGCTTTAGTTTTTCTTTTTGCCATTCATTCTTACTCTAATCGTTGAAGTTATTTATATCAGGGTCATCATATAACACCTGAATTGCAATAGGCCATTTATTAAACCTATTTATATCTGACTTATCAATTAATGCATTTTCTTCCTTGAAAAAGCGAGTAATTTGAATCATTCCGTGAAATCTGCCTTCTCTTTGACCTGCTTTGAACATGAAATATGAGTTGGCTAGTATAAACAGCAGAAAATAAATTGTATATTCAGTATCCATAAGATATTACTCCATAAAAATACTATTATAGCAAATATTATTAGATTGTCAAGACCTATTTTCCTTTAGAAAACTTACGGTCCTGATTATAAGGTATTTCTTTTTCGAAAATTTCTTTCCACGTTGCGATAGTTCGATCTAGGCCTTCACTTAGTTCTACTTTAGGAGTCCAACCCAGGCGTGTTGTGATTTTATGATTGGTGCTGTTAAGCAAATAAATCTCACCGGGCCTTGCTGGTTTAGTATTCCAATTAACATGTCCATCCCAACCTAACTTGTCTGCAATCATTTTTACATAATCTTTAATTTTAATTGCATTGTCAGGTCCTATACAAAAGATTTCTCCTTGGCATTTGTCTGGATTTGTTATTACTGTTTCCCATGCATCAAGTAAATCATCGATGTGGATAAAGTTTCTGTATGGCTCACCATAACCTAAATTAATTTCTTTAGGATTTTTAAGCATTTGTGTTATAATTTGTTCTGTTACAAAGAAGTCGTTATCTTTTCTACCGTATGCATTAGTTTGCCTAATAGCAGTAAAAGGTAGTCCATAACTTCTATGAGCATACTCTAAGTATTTTTCACAGCCATATTTTGCAACGGCGTAGGGAGCATTTGGATTAGGCGGTGTGCTTTCATTAAATGCAATAATGCCTTCCTCTTTGCCTTCTCTGATTAGATCACTAATAGGTTGCCACCCATATACTTCCATAGTAGATGCAAATACAAAGTTTTTTAAGTTAGGTAATTTAGCGGCAACTTCTATTAAATTTACAGTTCCGACATAATTAATTTCACTAAATGTAATTTGTTCGTAAAAACTATCTTCTACTTCTGTTCTTGCGGCAAGGTGAACTATAATTTCTGGATCAAACGTTGATATCTGCATAGCAACCTTTGAATGATCTCGTAAATCTTCTGTTAAGAATTCTAATTCGTGTTTGTCTTTTAGCCTTTCGACCATGTGCTGACCTATAAAACCGTCTGCTCCTGTTATAAATATTCTCATTTTATATCCTCTTCTTTTGCAAAACCTGTAATTTGCATAGTAAATCTTGGTTGATATCCTAAATTTGCTACTAAATGTGTTGCATTTCGTTTTATTACGGTGTAATCACCTTTGACATAATCTATCCATGATTGATCTTCCATTTCAAAATAATGTCCCATTAATCTATCTTGTAAAAATAGGTTTACCCTATAAGGCTCCATGCCTTCTACATCACTTCCTTCATCTTCAACTTTCTTTCTTAACTTATAAAGTGTATCCTGATGAGGAGCAATAAATCTCCCTGGCATAAGTTTATTAACTGTTACAACAGAATTCTTCAACCAAGGAAAAAGTGTTTTTGTATGTTTTACCCATGGAGGGCATTCATCTTCAAATACTTGCCATACCCAAGGAGCATCATATGGATAGTCAGGAACCGGAACTCCCATCCTATCCCAAAATCCTCCACTATAAACTGTATGAGTGTGTTCATTAAATCTTAAACGATAAAGCATTTCGCCTGTAATGTTATCTATGTCAACGTGTCCTTTAAGCATTTGATATCACAGTTATCTGAGCAGAATAAAAAGGTTCATCTCCCATATTTCCTGCCAAATGCCAATCATCAACTCCAAACTTTACCCAATCACCTCTTCTCCATTTTGTAAAAGGTTGATCATGAACTTCATAATAGTGTCCACGTTTCCAATCTTCTAAAAATATTAAGTAACGATAACTCTCGCCTTCGCCATGTTCTTGTTTAAGTTTAAAATGTTTATCTACATGATGTGGTATTGTTTGTCCAGGTGGAATATTGATTACACTTACAACATGATGATCAAAATCCTGAGGTATCTTCTTTGCTAAGTCATGAACCCATTGAGGAGATGTTTCAAACATTTGCCATATACTGCTATTATTCTCAGTATAGTATTGTTCTATTTTATCGTATTGTTGATAACATTGGAAGTAGTCATCAAAGTTTAATTGACTCATTTGGTCATGTGTAATTCCAAAGTTATCTATTTTTCCGTATTTAATCACAGTAACTTTCTAATGTTCCTTTACGCCTTAAGTCTAATGTTGCACAATGTATGCCGCCAGAGAGCGTCATAGAGTGACGGAATTGAACTGGCACACTATTGATACCATACTTGTCAAGTTCTCGCATTAGAGGCTCTTGTGCTGAGTCTAAGACTACTGTATTTTCATCTACACTGAGTAAGTTCATACCAATGTAAGGTGAACAGGGTGGCATGTAGCCTTGCTCTGCTAATTTACTTCCTTGCACTACGCAATCATCAAACCATATCTTATCCCATTTCTTAAACATTTCAGGACAGTTATCAGGTGTTACTCTACTGCTATTCATTAATACTAATCCTGGTCTTAGTGGAACAATAGTGCTATCAAAATGTGCAAAACTATAAAGTTCACTGTAATGCATTTTATATCCCATAGGTTCAACTAAACGTTTTAACCACTGGAATCCTTTCATGTTACCTGAATTACTTACTTGATACAACAAGTCTCTGCCTACTCTTACAATGTTTGGTGCATCAAAAACTATTTCGTTATTAAGTAATGTTGGTTTATTTTCTATATCTTCAAATGTATATGAGTCGTCATGCAACTTTGGTTTTGGTGCTTGTAACCATAATGCACCATCTTCAAATGCTTCATACATTATGTCTTCGTATAATCTTGTTTCAAAATATCTTGCTCTAACAGGAGTGGGTGTTTCAATTAACATATCTCCTAATGGTAGTATTAAATCACGTGGGCACCAACTATACCAGCCTTTAGTGTTCCAGCCTTGGCCAATGTCGTAATTCACATTATCCCAATCTATAATTTTAGGTCGGTGAACAATTACACCTAAATCTTCTAATGCTTTTGCGAGTCCGTCTGCATCTTCATTGGCTTCGTCAATTACCCATTGCGGATAAGTGCCTTCTAATTTTTCTACATCTTCTTTTTTAAAATTTGCGTAACTGAAACTTCTTGCGGATATATCAGTTGCAATTCTGCTGTGGTGAGCATGTCCAACGATGATCTCTTCTAGGGGGTCCCAATCGTTGTGGGAATTTACTATCATTTTGTCTCCTGTGTGATATTTGTATTACTGACTATTTATAGGTTTGCTGTGAATTAATCCTATATTTTTAGGATTTGTAAGATGATTATAATTATGTTCTATTATATCCAAGGCATTTTCAATCTTGTGTTGCTTTTCTGTTTCTGTTAAATCACAAAATTTTTTCATTTCTTTAGAAATAAATTCTGCACGTTCTTTTCTATCTTCAATTTTATCATACGATTCATCAAAAACTGTGTCGAATGTTTTATAACCTAAATCTTTTAAAAGTTGTAAAAATCCTTTTTTAGCAAATACTATAAAAGGTAATTTGTTATACATTGTTCTGTAAATTTTTTCTGAGGTATATATAGGCGATTCAGGTTCGGTATCTTCAATTAATAATTCAAATGATACTGCTCTAGTCCATGGTGTAATATTCATAAAGTTAGGATGTTTCTCATACTCGTTTGTCATACTCCTAATTACATATCTTCCGTTATCAACATTTAAATCATCTATTGTGCTATTTTCATCTGTAATATAACCGTTACTGTATAATCCTGCATTTTTTATTGTATCAAGAATTAGTCTTTTACCAGGTGCCATGCGTAATGCTAATGCTATAAAGTCTTTTTTAGGTTTAGAATAATTTACTTGGCTAGTCCAATGTATATTGCCTGTTGATGACCAAATTGAGAAGTAGTCAACAAAATGTAAGTTTAAACCAAATACATCATAATCAAAAATGTTAGGATTACAATTTGCATAATGTAATTTTTCTCTTACGTGACTCCTAAAATATTTGCTAAACGATCTTAAATCTTGTATCGTAAAAGATTCTGTAGGAACATAAATTAAAACTTTAAAGCCTTTTAAAATTGTTTGTTCTATTATATTAGCAATGTTTGAGTTCAACATTGTTTCTAAATTTGTTTTTGCAAAACAATTATCAAACCGTATTGCCATATCACAATTTGAATCGTGCCTATATAATTCTTTTATATCATTATAATGAGTTACTTTATCGTATTCTGTTTTAAAACAACTTTTTGCAACATGTTCAAAATAATTATAGTTCATTTGCAAATTGATATATCTATCCCAATCCCATTGCTCACCTACAGAAAATAATTTTAAGTCAGACATCGCCTAGCCACTCACTTATACATACTCTATAATTGCCATGAACTCCTCTATTAAATTCTGAATGCCTAATATCGTCACCTAGACCAAAAATTACAGTATCAGTCCAAACTAAATTTTCTTTTTCACAAATGTCTCCGTATTGCTTTGCATACTTGTTCCAGTTATAATCAGGACTAAAATGCCTCATGTATTCCACACCTAATGCCATACTATGTTTATTTTGCATTTCTACTTCATTTAACATACTAATACCATCATCAGCATAATCTCTTGTCCAACGTATTCCTACTCTGTGATTTTCTAATGTAAAAAATGGTTTACTCAAACTACATGTAACTTCTCTAATAGCAGGAAAAAAATCTAAGTCTATATGACAATGTTTTGCTATTCCCCAATATGCTAAATCTAAACAAACAGGAATATCCATTACATCACATATTCTCATTATTTCTTCAAAGTCAGGGTGCATACATCCAAAGTCGCTAAATGGAGCACTTATCAAAAGTGCATGTAACCCTGGTCCTTTTAAAATTTCTTCTAACTGATTTCTTTCTGAAACGTATTTAAACTCTACATATTTTCCTAAACAAGCATGATATTGAAAGTCTCCTCTTAATACAAGTATTTCTCTGTCTTTGCTATGCTTTAAAATAAATTGATCAAATGTTTGGCTAGTGCCTTGTGTGTAGTCAGCAAACCTAAAATCATCTAATCCTGCTAAACTTTTTGCGTCTGAATAGTTCATCCATTCTTTCCATACACTTGCATACCGTTCTAAAGTTACTGGCATGGGTTCTGTAATACTGTTGTGAAATTCTTTGACTTCACTATTTCTTATTGGTCTTGCTCCTCTAACTGCAGGCATCTACTAAACTCCTTAAAAAATTTTCATTACTTTTTACTCTAAAATTTCCTTTTGTTACATGATTATAATTATGGTTTACATGGACACCTGTTTTGTCTAAAACTTTTACTATATCATCTAAAGACAATGCTTGTAATTCTTTCATTAATTCATGGCAACCATTTACTCTTTCCCAAAGACTGTCTGCGTTGCTCCATTCAAGATTCCAGCAGTCTCTAAAAACATTAAATCCTATTTTTTCTAATTCTTCATTCATTCCCTTACAACCAAAACTTATAAATGGTTTTTTGTAATACATAGGTATCATTTGTTTTTCGTCAGCATAACCATACCCTGTTCCTTCGCCACCTGCAACAATTACAATATTAATATTCTCATACAACCATGGAGCAGGCAAACCTCTATCAGCAATGCTGTCCATATCTAACACATGTGAATAGTTAAATGTTGTATCTATTATTGTTCTGTATTGATTTTTATCTACTTCTTTTCTTAACATATCTAAACTGTGAAACATCAAATATGTTTGATATGTAGATTCTTGTCTTCCTACTTCTTCATCTTGTAGCATGTCTAACATATACAAACTATTTGCTGACCAGTTTCTACTGTATCTTGTTGCATTTAATGTTTCGTTGTTTTCTACAAGTGAAGACATAATAAGTCTATGAGGTCTTGGATTCCTCATTGTTAATAAAAACTTATTTGGACATGTAATATAGTCAGGTGTTTCTTCTGGAACTTCATGTTCTTGATCTAAAAAATGATAACCTTTATGGTTTTTAACACTTTTATTTAAATGCACTCTATCAAAATACCAAAGTTTTGTAATAAAGTTTACATTAGGCATGTTTAATATTTTTTCTCCTATAGGAGTCATATGTGTATGCCCGGAGCCACTTAATACAAAATTTAATTTTTTAAACTTTGTTACTAATTTTAATACTACATGATCTTCTTGTCTAAAATAAAAAGGCTCTGTTGTAGTGTATAATAAAATTATTTTTTTATTATCAGGGTAGTAAGTTTCTGCGTCTCCGCATATTTTTTCAACATTATATATTATACTATCGATAGGTGTGCTTTGAAAGTCAATTGGAAATACACAAATTTCATTAGGTTCTGCAGGTTCTTGCATATTGCGACTTACTTTGATGTGACTAAATTCTGGAGAATAATTATCTTTCCATTCAAGAAGTTGTGTAATTTCTTCAAGTGAATAGTTCTCTTGTGCCAACTGAACATCTGGCATGTTTGTATGATCGTATTTGTATATAAATCTAAACATAATTTTTCCTGGCGGAGAGTGAGGGATTCGAACCCTCGAACCAGTTACCCGGTTAACACCTTAGCAGGGTGCCGCTTTCGACCACTCAGCCAACTCTCCTGTTGCAATATTTATCGGTAAAAAAATATGCTTTAAAGATTTAGTGATAAGTATATAACATGTATGATCATCACATCACAGCAGTTCATGTTGAAGCAACCGACAGGTGCAATGCTCAATGTCCTGTATGCATAAGGTCTTTTCAAGGTGGACCTGTAAAGGATATTGTTACAGATAAAGAATTAGGACTAGCACACTTTACTGAATATCTTGGAGATGATTTTTGTTCCAAAGTTTTAGCCTGGAACTTTTGTGGTAATAAAGGAGATCCTTCTAGTGCATTAGAACTTGTTGATATTTTTAAATATATTTTAAAATGCAATCCAACAACTAATATAATGATGAGAACAAATGGTGGTGCAAGAAGCAAAAAGTTTTGGCAAAGTATAGGAGAATTATTTCACAATACAAACTGTAAAGTAATTTTTGCTGTAGATGGATTAGAAGATACTAATCACATTTATAGAAAGAATGTAAAATGGTCTAATCTTTATCGTAATATGAAAGCATATTTTAATAACGGTGGCCACAGTCTTGGTCAATTTGATACATTAAAATTTGCACATAATGAACATCAATGGGAAGAAATAGAAGCACTTGGTAAACGATTTGGTGTTACAGTAAACTTAAAAGAACCATATGGCTTTGCTAAATTACCTAACGGTATGCTTAAAACAATACCAGTATATGATAGAAATCCTAACAGTATGGGCATGTATTCATTGTTATATACAATAAAACCGCATACTACAGATCAGTATATAGACCCAGAATATCCAGATGTTGCTCCTACGCAGGTATTAGATAACCAGCAATTTTATGACTTCAATAATAATCAACTGTTTCCAGGTAAAACAATTGACATAGATTGTATTGCAAGTCAACCAGAAAATCAGCATTATGAAATATTTTTAGACTGTGATGGTAGTGTTTATCCTTGTTGTTTTATAGGATCAAGACTTAATTACGGTGAAACACAATTAAAAGATATGCTAGGAGATACTGATATTATACTATCAGACACTAATAACATTTATAAAATATTAGCATCAACTTACTATAAAAGCACACTACCCGCAGGTATTAACGGTAACTTTGAAGGTTCATTGACTTTAGAAGGTAAAACAAAACAATGTATTACTTGCGTTGACTGTTGTGGCATGAAAATGGAACTGTCTCATCTTAAAGAGGCATAACCGATAAATAGTAGTATGCCAAGATTAAGTTTATGGAATCCAATAAAAACCAAAGACTTCGAATTCATTGATAGAATTGTCGGAGAGCACCTTCATGCAGGTGGAACAGGTGTTCATATACACAAATATTTAGGAATACAGGACACTCCTGCAACAGGAGATCCCACAAGACCAGGTGGTTCAGGTAGCAATAATTCAGAAGTTTTTATACAAGATTTATTATTTTTAGAAAACAGAGATAGAAAATATAGCAAAGATATATTTGAATTAAGAGCACAGTATAATTTAGGGGATAATGATTCCTTTGATTTAACACAATTTGGTATGTTCTTGGCAAACGATACATTATTTTTTAACTTTCATATAGAAAGCATGGTAGAAGCATTAGGCAGAAGATTAATGCCAGGCGATGTTTTAGAAATTCCACATCTTAGAGATGATTTACTCTTAGGTAGTGATGATGCTATAAACAGATACTTTGTTGTTACAGATGCAAGTAGGCCCGCAGAAGGATATGATCCTCGTTGGTGGCCTCATTTATGGAGAGTTAAAGTTGGTCCTATTACAGACAGTCAAGAATACAGAGATATACTTGGCACTGGTGAAGAAGAAACTGACCTTAGAAATCTCATTAGTAAGTATAAAGATGAAATTATTATTAATGATAAAATATTAGAACAAGCAGAACTTGATATACCTAATAACTTTAAACTTGATTCCGATCATTTATACGTTGAAGATTCAACAGGTAAACCTGGTATAGGATTTAATGCAGGTTCAGTTCCAAATGGTGTTAGTGTTGTAGGAAGTGGTATATCATTTCCAACAAGTGGCACCAGTGATGGTGACTATTTCTTAAGAACAGATTTTTCACCCAATAGACTATTTAAGAAAGATGGCACACGTTGGCTAAATGTTGGTTCTGATTACACAGGTAATTGGGCGGCGGCTAATAGTTTATTAGAAACATTTATAAACAACGATACATTTGTAACATATACAGATGGTGAAGTTGTGCCAGAGAAAACAAATTTAAGCAAGGCTGTAAAGCCTAAGACGGATAACTAATGGCTGGCAAGAATTTAGATTGGTGGTATGATGAACAGTTGAAAAGATACTTAATTCAACTTATCAGAGTATTCTCAAATTTTAAAGTAGAAGAAAACACAGAAAAAGGTAAACATTATAATCGTGTTCCATGTAGATATGGTGACATGAATAGAATGGTTGCCAGCATATTGCGTAACAATTCAGAAAACGTTATTAATAGTGCCCCTTTTATAACTGTAACAATAGGAAGTTTACAGATTGCAAGAGATAGAACACTAGATCCATTCCTTATGGTTACCGAGCAAGTTGCAGAACGTGAATATAAATCAGCAACAAATTCTTATGATACTGTTCAAGGTAATTTATATTCAACACAAAAGTTTATGCCTGTTCCATATAATTTAACTATTAACGTTGATATATGGACAACTAACACTGATACAAAAATGCAGATTATGGAACAGTTACTTATTCTGTTTAATCCATCTTTGCAGTTATCACAAAATGATAATCCATTGGATTGGACTAACATATACGAATTAGAATTAATAGATATTAATTGGACAAGTAGAGCCATACCTGCAGGTGTTGATGAACAATTAGATATTGCAACATTAAATTTTGCAGTTCCTATTTGGTTAAGTCCTCCTGCAAAAGTAAAACGTCAAAGTATTATACAACAAATAGTTGCAGATATACATGAAACAAGTAGTATTGAAAACTTAGGATTTAACGAAGGATATCATGACTTCTTTAAAGATATTGCTGATACGGCCGAAGTAGTTGTTACACCTAATAATTATTATGTGCAAATTACTGGTGCAACGGCAATACTATTAGACAATGCAGGTATTACAAAGAAATGGGCAGACATTATAGAAATGCAAGGCGAACTTTCGTCCACAAGTAAATTAAAATTAAACATATCAAATGATACTGATTCAGATACAAATATGGTAACTGGTAAAATTGCGGCATTGCCTGGCAACGATACAACACTGGTATTTACATTAGATACTGATACGTTACCTTCAAATACACTAACTGCTGTAGATAAAATTATAGATGCTAGAGCAAACTATCCAGGAGATGGCACATTGGCCGCGGCTGTTACAGATCAAAGATATCTAATTACAGAGGACATATCTGCAACAGGACACCCTAACTGGGCCGTTGACGCAGAGTCAAATGACATTATACAATACGATGGCACTAAATGGTCTGTAGTATTCGATGCATCTACAATTACAGATAATCGCTATGTAACTAATAGTAATACATCCAAACAATATAGATGGCATGAGAGTTCTTGGATAAGTAGTTATGAAGGAATATATAATCCAGGATATTGGAGACTTTCATTATAAATGGAAACTACAGCGGCAGGCGTCGTTTTTCTTGCTAAAGATACCGGTAGATGTTTTCTACAGTTAAGAAATTCAGACAAACGATTTAAACACACATGGGGCTTTTGGGGAGGAATACTAGAAGGCTCTGAAACTCCATATGAATGTATTCAAAGAGAACTAGAAGAAGAAATTGGGTTCGTTCCAGAACTACAAAAACTTAATCCAATAGATGTATTTCAAAGCAAAGACAAACAGTTTTACTACTACAGTTTTGTATATGTAGTAGAAAAAGAATTCATGCCACCAAAATTAAATGGAGAAAGTGCCGGGTATGCCTGGGTAGATATAGGCACATGGCCTCAGCCGTTACACAATGGTGCCAAAGTGACACTTACTAAGAATGGCGGCACAGACAAACTACATACTATACTTTCCATCCATACATCATAAATAGTAATATGGGCAACGGCGAAATCATAGATTTTAATGTCTTGCGAATACAGAGCGAACTTGACCGGTATCAGAGAACGAAAACAATACCTCATTCTCTGCTAGAGGGCACATACAGTATAAGTGAAATTAAAGAGTTATACTTCGACAAACTAGCACCCAAATATCAAAAAATTGCAACTAGGTTGCATAAAGAATACTATGGGCATTTAGAAGGTAATATCGAAAACTTAAGAACTGCTTTAAGAAGAGATTACACATCGGTAATGAAAAACCTAAATACCGAACATGATAGTTTTTGGTTTAAAGATGTAATGAACTTATATCGACCGGGAATGAATCCAGTTCGTGCTTTGTATTATCAGACACGTGAAGTCACCAGGGGATATAACTCTGATGACCCGCATCACTATTGGCTGAAAGATCTTATAACAGACAGAGAATTTAATAATATCTTATTAGATGCTTTACATACTGATGTTAAAAAACTTGAAAGAATTATAAAACGTTATTTTATTCCGTTAACAGAAAACAGTTCTGATGTTCCGTTAGAACTATTTCATGCAAAACAGCAAGTAAAAGATTTTAGAGCATACTATCTATTTTTCCGATCAACTAGAGATTGGGATAAAGAATTTTACGAAGATTAATTATTGGTGAGGAGAACCTTCTCTATTAAGAAGCCAGTTGCATGTGATTCTAAAATCGATTTGATATCTAATCCTGCACTATGATAACTATTTGCAGATACTTTAAATAAAAATAATTGTCCTGGAGAACCACCTATTTCTTTTCCGGGTGCTCTTTCCTCTTTGTGTATATTTGTTCCAAAGACTTTTTCATCATTTAAATAAATTATACCTCTTGCAGGTATAGAAAAATTACCATCATAATTATAATCATTATGTGTATCAAGTTTAGAGTTTTTATCAAACATAGATGTTGACATCGATACCGTCACTATATCTAAATCCCAAACTTCGTTTACTTTATCAACAATCTGTTGTTTGTAGACTTCTAAATGTTCCTGGACAGGGTGTGGATGTAAAATATTAAATTCATCAAATTGTTCATGTATAGTAAAATTTTCTTTAAATTCTTTATATGATGATTTTACAAAATCTGCATCAACAAAATCTATACACATATATTCAAATGGTTCTGTAATCACATTGCTTTTGTTTATAGAATCTATATTAATCATTTTGATGTTTTCCTTTCTACACCGTCCCAATCTCCTTGTGGCATTGGTTGTTTGATTCTTTCTGCATAAAGGTCTGCTAAAGTATCGTTCCAGTTATGATCTTTAATTATCTCTATTTGATGTGAACACTCTGCCCATGCCCTGTTTTGATAACTATCAACCATTCTGTTTACTACTCTTGCATATTTGTGATCATTTAAAATAGTATAAATTGTTACTGGTGCTGTTTGTCCTTTAACTGCAATTTTATCTAGCATAGTTAAATTTTCTGGTGTAGTAATATGGCCTAATGTATGTTCAGTAAACATAAAGAACACTCCATACTCTTTGGTTTGTGCTTCTAAACGAGCCGCTAAGTTTACACTATCACCTAAAACTGTATAATCAAAACGTTGATTACTACCCATATTACCTACTACTGCATCACCTGTGTTTATACCTATGCCAACACCTAACTCCATTAAGTTATCTGCTTTTAATTCTTTATTAAGTTTCTTTAACTCTACTTCCATTTCCATTGCAGTATCAATTGCCAACTGAGCATGATTATCTACATCAAGTGGAGCATTCCAAATTGCCATTAAGGCATCACCTATATACTTGTCTATGGTTCCTTCTTTACGCATAACAAGATCTGTCATTGGTGTCATATACCTGTTTATTAGTTTACCTAAACCTTGTGGGTCTGTTTTAAATTGCTCTGATATAGGTGTAAAGCCACGTATGTCTGAAAACAAATAAGTCATTGTTCTTGTGTCGCCACCTAAACGTAATAGGCTTGGATCTTTTTGTAACTTTTTAACCATTGCTGGTGCAAGATAATGTTCGAATTGTTTCTTAATTTGTTCACGTAATTTAAACTGTTTGTAAAAGTTATTAAATGCGGCCTGTGTAAATACTAAAAATCCACTTAAAACAGGAAATGTTGCATCTAATAAAACTAAACTGCTGGTATATTTGTAAACACTAAAGTATGCTATTCCGCCTAATATAGTTAGGGCAATAGGTGCCGTAAGTAATAACGGTAGTCTATATACTGCTAAAGCCACTAATAACATAGTCACAGACGCAATAAGAAGTTCTATAAGCGACGATAATTGGCTACGGGTGATGTTACTACCATCTATAAAGTTTTGTAGCATGTGTGCTTGTATATGCTGTGGATATAAGTTGCCTCTTGGTGTAGGCACAGGGTTAGCAATACCTTCTGCTGTAACACCAATTATTACCCATTTGCCCATTAAGTCAGGTATGCTTTCAGCACCCTCATATTCTATTTCATCAAACGTATTATTAAAACGTATGTATGCTGTTCCATTAGGTTGTGTTACTATGGGATCAAAAGGAGGGACAGCAACTTCTTGTATTCCTATTTCACTTGTTTTTATTATATAACTAGGTTTGCCTGTATGCACTCTTAACATTTCAACTGCAAAACTAGGATATATTTTATCTCCTACAGTAATAGCAAGTGGATATGTTCTTGTTTGGTTGTCTGGTTGTGGTGCTGATGCATTTACTCCTTTACCATTTGCAACAACTTCCAACATAGGAACGTTTGTTACAAGGTTGGGCCACGTGAGCAAATAGTCTTTTGCAGGAACAGGTCCTATTGTGCCTGTGCCTATATGAGGTCCTGTTGACTTTACACCTTTAATACTAGGTGTTTGGCTTAGCACATTTACGTTTACAGGATTTTTTCTTGCACCTGGAATGTTCATTACGTTTTGTTGCATTA